TATCGTATTGACAGGCCAAAATTTTCTGTCAACATCGTCGCCCTTGTCACCAGGGGTGAAATCATACCCGAGATTCTTAAACTGGGACCGAAGTGTTGTGAAATTCATAACGTCGCCATAACCTTTCTTGATGCCGGTGACGTTGTCGTCGCCGTACACCTTAAGTCTGACAATGTTGAAAAAGTCGCCAAGAGTGCCAGTAGGAAATAGTCGTTTGAAGGCGATAGCAAATAGGGCAACCTGCCCTATGCTATTACGTACCGTAGTTAAGGCAGCTCCACTTTTATTACCCTGGACACAATGATATATAGTGTCCCGGATAGCCATGAAACTATCGAAGTTACAGTACTCGAGGTAGTCGCGCAAAGGATCATCATTCCGATAGTACGCCCGCATCACATCAATCATCAACTTCCACATCCATCGTGGCATATTGCCGTCCCATTGAGCAAAATCACCATCGAAGTAATCAAACTCCTCAGTGAAAAAACTGGTACACCAATTATGCCATTGTTTCGAATCGACATTAATACCCATAGCAGATGGGCACTTGGGCTGTATAGCCAGTACATGCTGGTGAAACGCCCCAATCTTCCTCGTATGTTCTACAAGGAAATCAAAGGGCATTATCTCGAAAGTTCGAGTCTTCCCAGCAAGCACCTTGGCCTTAGGCCTGGCCTCATCTTTGAGATTCGGTATGATAATAGGGGGGTCACTACCCCACTTGGTCGCCGCGTTCCGCAAAACCTCAAGCTTGCGCCTGAAAGGTTCAGTAAATGCAACTCGCTCACCATCTTTGTTCTTCACCACGTAGTCGTCTCGCTTACCATGTTTGTATCCAGAACTCTTTGTCCAATCCATTAATTTAATAATCTCCTGGTCTGTAAGATCTCTGGCTTCAACTTCCGATGTTGGTGATACGAATGCTCGAACACACGCCAAAGTAGCGAAAGCTATCTCGTCTGAAGATGGATCTGGTGATGGCACACCCCCAAATTTCTCTTCTTGCTTCAACAAAATAGCAGGGCTCTTGGCCGATATCGCCACATCCGTATATGGGTCTGCAAAACGAG